CGCGCAGGTGACGTTAGACCCTGCCTCTTGTATTCTCGTTGCGCTACACGCCACAGAGGACGAAGCAACGAGGTTTGAACTCGCGAGATACAACGGGGAAGCCGAACCCACTAAGTTAGCCGTTCCCGCCAGGACACTGCTACCTGTGTAGGCATGGGTAGCTTGCGCCGTGACGGTTGCCGCTCCTGCCAGCGTAACTACCCCTGTGGCAAGGAGCGAACAAACCGCTACAACTTCCGCGTTCCCAGTAGCAATTATGCTTGTAGCCTGTAGCCGAGTACCGATTACCGAGACACTGGTAACCTCGCTACAAGCAGCCGAGGCATAGCCTATGACCATAGCCGAGGCATTGACCGTTGTTGCGCTATCGCTAGTGGCTGTGCTATGATGTACGCGTACCGCAGAAATCGTAACGGTTGCTTCGTTTACACTGGCAATAGTGCCAAAGGGGGAGCGTAAACCCTGCGCCGTTACGTCTGCGGTACTGGATACCGAAGCGCTAGCGAGAAGAGTTATAAACCCTTCGCACGAAACGCTAGCAGAGCAAGGCAGCGTAGCCGTACCACCGGTAGCATACTGTGCTGTAGCTGTGAGAGTCGTACCAGAGGTACTGGCTACGCTGCCAAGCTTTAACCCATACCCACTGACCCCTACCTCAACCGAGCTACTAAGCGTTGCCGTGCTAGCCTGAATACGAATTGCCGCTACCGAGAGGAAGGATTCCCCTAGTAGGGTAGCGCTTCCCGCGTCTTCCGCTTTCCCTTGTACCGTAACAGTCGCCGCTCCCGCCAGGGAAGCAGAGCTTACCACGATACCCTGAATAACAAGAGTAACCGTTGCTGTCCCCAGGAGGGTAGCACCGCTCTCCTGTACACGGCTCCCGCTTACGGTAAGAGACCCCACTCCCGAGAGCGAAGCAATCCCCACCGCGACAATATCCCCATGTATCGCTGTTGTTGCCGCGCAAGGGAGCGTAGCGGAGAAGGGTTGTACTCTGACACCGCTTACTGAGAGCGTAGCCGCTCCCGCGCAGGTAGAGACCCCATGATAAATCTTTCGTGCTTGCGCCGTGAGGGTTGCCGAACTGGTTACCGTGACAGTACCAACGGCGATAAGTCGCGCGTGTACCGAAACAGTCCCCTGCCCAAGCGAGGAACACACACCAACCGCTATAGCTTGGGCAGAGGAACTGATTGCCCCCGTAGCGGTAAGCGTTGCAGACGAGACCAGGATAGGAGAGGCTACAGCCGCTAGGCCCCCTGCCCCTGTCATGCTTCCCGCTCCGAAGACAAACCGACGAGCAGCAGCCGTAACAGAGCCTTCCCCTGTCAGTACGGCAGACGATTGATAGAGTTGTGTGCCATTTGACGTACAATTCGCCGTACAGTCAAACGTTGCTGTCCCATGTTGCACTCGCACACAGGCACCGCTTACACTCGCTGAGCCGCTAAGGGAAGCAGTACAATGCCGCTCTACTAAGATAGCAAGAGCCGTTGTTGCTACTCCATTCAATGATAGCGCTACTGTCTTTACCAAGTCAGCCGAGACAGTCAGCGTTGACGAGCAAGGGAGGGACAAACTGCCCGTGTCAACGGCCATTCCTACGGCAGTAAGGTTAGCTGTGGTATCACAAGTGGAAGTTCCCCCGGCGATACGGTGAGAGATAACCGGTAAGACTTCCGCTCCCCCACTGAGCGAGGCAGTGTTACCGACATAGATAGCATCTCCCCGACAGGAGAGGGAACTCACTTCCCCACAGGTAATAATTCCCCCCACAAGATAGACAGCCGAAGCGGTACAAGTTGCCACACTGTCAAGGAGTGCTGAGTTAAGAAAGACCTTGGTTGCCGTAGTGGTGACGGTACCCGTAGCCGATAAAGAAGTAGCTCCTCTGACTACCCAGTTACCCTGCGCCGTGACGGTTGCCGCTCCCGCCAGGGTTGCCGTTCCTTCTTGTACCGTTCCTGCGGAGGGTAAAGGGGTAGACGAGCCGAGGGGAATCCCCTGCACAAAGGTGGGGATTCCCGAACTACCGAGCAGAAAGTAAGGTTGTCCACTGACAAACTTGGGCATTATGCCACCGTTATCACGAAGTCAGAGAAGTAACTCACATGGTTAGCCGTATTATCCTGCGCGTAGAGGGTCAACGTCAAGAGGTCATCCTCCGCAAGGACAGCCGAAACGGTAAGCTCCTGCCAAGTATTAGAAGCAGCCGTATTAGTCGCCGTTTGTGTGGTAATACTCCTACCGCTCAGGATAACCTGTGGCTTGGTCGTTGCGTTTACCCACTTAGTCTGCACCTTCACGGTAACCGTATCACCAGCCTTACCCGCTACGTTGAATTGATACTGACCAGCAAGCAGTATCTTAATACCAGGAGCAGCCGTCTGATAATCCCCCGCAGTAAAGGATACTTGTGTATTCGGTTGCTCGTATGGCCCTATATCGCATGTACTACTAGCAGGTTCGTGTGGCCGTCCAAGTATATCATTGGTAGGGTCATAGGTATTGTTACCGACATCTCGCAAACCTGTCAGTACAAGTAGCGGTTCAAACGCCTTGACGAGCAGCATATAGCTTTCCATGTGGAGGAAGTAAGCAGCATTACCCACCGTAGGCAATCCCGTGTAGTTAGCGTCTGCCGTTTCCCGCAGTGTGTTACACTGGTAAGCAAGACAACTTGTGACCGTTGGCTTATAAGTTGAGTTACTATTTGAGTACCGTAGCCACAGTTCAGGGAAGCGCAGTTAACCCACGAAGGAGGGCTTGCCGCTCCATTCCAATAGAACCCACGCTGATTAGCCATTGCTACGCAGTTATACATAGTACCACTTGCTGCACTCCAAAAACCGTAAGCTCCCCCGATAGCTAAGCAGTTCCTTGCTGTGGTAAAGTTACGAAAGCCCCCGTTTAGCCCACCAAAGCCAATGCATCCGTAGTAGTTAGCACCATAGCCAGCATAGTTACCACCAAAGAGGATAGAGTCATAGACATCACAAGCCCCCGCTCCTGCCTCTCCCCCAACGAGGATGCTGTTATATATCTGCCCCCCAACGGCCATTCCTCGCCATGTACCGATAGCAACACAGCGATTGACGGTAATATTGTCATAACCATTAATTGCCGCATAACTACCTGAGGCATCGCTCGTTCCGTCAATGAATAAATCGTAAATGTCAATATATTGACGAGTGCCAAAGTCCCATACGCAAGAACCGCTTTGTGCTGTCTCGTTGGCATCGCACCGAGTTACCCGCACTACTCCCGGTTTATCGTTCGTAAGGTACCTTGCCCCAGGGTCACCATAGAACTTGATTCGCGCTCCCGCGTTACCCGAGACTGCCATTGTTACTGCTTCTCGGTAAGTCCCAGGTCCGATATATACGACATCGCCTGCCGCTATACCAGCCGTGATAAGACTCCCGATAGTCGCCTTGGCATTGACTACGGAATGCGCGTCATTGGCATCATTGCCGTTCTGTTGAGAGATATAATGGTTAGCCATTGCTCTTCATTCCATCCTCTTTACCCCTACGGTAAGCGTCATTTTCCTTCAGACAGCTAACCTCTTGGGATAAGTCCTTAAGCAAACCTGACTGTTCTCTGATAAGTGTAATCAGTTCTTGCAAAGCTGAGGTATTGTTTTGGATAACCTTAAACACCTGACCAACTACCCACAGTAGTGAGCCGATAGCTAAGGCACCAATGCCATACTCTGCCATCTTGAGAATGCTTAACGGCTCCATGATATTAGCTCCATGTAGGCGTAGTGATATTCGTATTCAAGGTTGGCGCATAAGATACTGCCGAAGTGACGACTCCCCCTGAACAAACAAGCTTTGACAACGGGATGTAATACGGACCCCCGGTAAATGTGGTAGGGCTTTGTGAGACACCAATACTAGCATCCGTAACACGGTAACCAGGAGCAACAGAGGTAGCACTTACCAGTAAGCGCACATAATTGCTTGCATTATTGACTAAGGTAAGTGGAGTAATGGCGTCTACGTAAACAAAGTGACCGAGAACAACGGCATACCCGGTTGATATGCGGTAGTCAAGACCACCAAAGTTTACGTAGCCCAAGCCACTAATAACGAAACCGTATCCACCGGAGGCACCGCGACAAAAGCCCTGCATCATACGTTGGAAGTAGTTTTCCGAGAGTACCTGTCCTCTCCCTCCCCCACCAATGTCAGCCTCAGTAGGCCATACGACAATAGCCATGATATTACCCCACTGCCAAAGTAATTGTCCAAGAGTAGAGAATAGCGTTGTTTGCCGTCTTCTCTACGGGAGTATAACCAATACGAGCAACCAATACCTGTGTAAGGTCATTGAACGAGGTATTGGTGAATAACCCTGCTTCCTTGAGAGTCTTTCCCAAGGTGTCTGTATCACCGCTCGGGAGATAGTACTCAACCAACATATCGTTTCCTGTAACTGAGAAACGGGTAACCCTACCCTGCATTAGCTCAGACACTAACTCGGTATCCCCGTCACTAACTGAACCATCCCCCCCGTCACCGATTGCGAAGTAATACAAGGTCTTGCCCGATAGACCAGCAATGCGGTTAAGCATCCAAGTTCTTCCTGCCGCTACCACACGGTTAGAAACAACCTCCTCGCGTACCAAGTTACCAAGCTCAAACACGCTGATTCGGCAACGTCCTATAATGTTGAGGTTCCCATAAAGGGCTACGTTATCCATCATTATACTCCTTACTAGGTAATCTCACAACGACTAACGAGCGAGGCACCGATAAGATACGGATTAAGACTGCTGTCTCGCTCAGTAATAGTAATGCTGTCGGTCAAAGTACCCGTGTCGTTAAACGGACCAACGAACTGCTGAATAACTTCGTCATCTCGTAAGACGAATTGCTTACCAGCCGCAAGGAGCTTCATCCCTGCGAGTGCTCGGAAGAAGTCCAACCAACTCCCCCGGTACTCTCCATAAACCGCGCGAATAATATAACGCAAGTACAAGCCATGAATATCCCGTGCTGAGATACTGGTAATCAGGTAGGGTCTATCAGTAATCCCGTAGTCAGGCATAGTAATGTTAATATATTGCCCTGCCCGTAACCCTACAAGGTCAGTCTCGAATGATACCTCTTCGGCTAAGTTACCATACCGTCGAATAAGGGAGTTAGCCGCGTCTATGCCTTGTTGTAATTCCTCAATTCGGCTATCACTTTCTATATTCTCATAGATACCACTCCCCCCTTCGCGTGTGCGCATGGTCGCTTGTTCGGCAGCGTCTTCCTGCATAACGAGCGTTGGGTAGAGTCCTTTATAGGTAATCTGTATGGTATCAAGGGTAGTCAAGGACGGCCAAAGCTGGCTGTCCTCATTCTGACTAATCTCCTTTTCCCCTACCGAATAATACCAGTCAGCATCAAGGTTATCGCTACCGCGTACCGCGACTATCTGAGTTACCCCATTGACGGTAATTCGGTCAGGCGTCTTTGCCAAGGGATAAGCAAGGGTAAAGGTCCGGTTATTGAAGTCACCAGTAAAGCTCTCGTTTAACGAACCGGTAGTAGCAAAGGAACGAACATACTGCCTATTCCGGTACATATCCCGGCTCTCGGTTGTCGTAAAGTCTTGCACATGGGCATTGACCCCTGCCACAATATCAAAGGGAGCTTCTATCTGCTCATGGTTAACTACGTGTAGTATCTTAGCGTAGTCAATGTACCATGCAAAACCGGTTAACTCGCATAGCTCATTAAACGATTCAGTGATAGTCTGATAGTTGAACACTGCCTTGGCAACGATAGGGTCTTCCCCTACCAACACTACGTCACTTGCCATGATACCGTCTGCTTGCAAGTAGGTAGTTACCAAGTCCTTGACAATAAAGGAAAGGGTCTTATTGGTATAGACTTTAGCCGCTAGTCTTCGGTCACACGCTTGGTGCCAATCCACTCCATCGCATTCCATGAGGATAATACCAGACGCTCCTACCGTCTTCTTAGCTACGTGTTCTATTGTTCCCGAGAATTGAATGCTTACCCCATTGGTGATATAGAAAGAGTCCCCTACCGCAGGCATAGGGTCAGTACCAATAGGAACGTTAAGCCGCATGTGGCATGTATTCCGTTGGTTCAAGTCATCGGTAATGTCAAGTGAGTTAGTTGCTAACCAGCCGTTTCTATTAACGTCCTTTAGCCATAGTTGACACTTACCCGCTTGAAACTTGGTACCGTAGACAAAGACATCGGCAGAACCAGTGATTGCCACATGGGGGAGACCGAGCACATAACCGTGTGCCGTGAGAGTCGCCACACCGATAAGGTTGTCAGGGTTTATTGAACCGTATAGAACGTTGCCACTTACTAGGGTTATATTCGCCGTACAAGACAGCGTAGCTGAGCCGTTCTGCCCCCGCACGGTTACCGCTACTGTGGAAGAACACAGCATGGTAACCGTGCCGATTAGGATAGCCCCTCCTGCTTCGGTTTCTGAGGAGTCTAACCGAGGGTAGATATTATGGTCATGATAGACTGTGCTAATGTTTCCCGGTAAGACAGGGTTAATCCTACCTTGCCGATTGAACTTAACGCTCATAGTTCTTCCCCCGATTAATCAATATCGGTAAGAATGAAGTAGCTCATGGAATAAGACTGATTACTTGGGAAGTCCCAAGTACCTGCCGTATTCATGGTTAACCATTCCGTTCCCCCGAATGCTTTCCGCTCAATACACCAATCAACGTTAAAGGTATACGGTGGGTGTAACTGATAGTAGTTACTTGAGCTTGTACCGCTAGGAGCATCAAACCATAATCGGTATTGGTGTCCATTCGTTAGGGTAATACTCCCACTTACCGTTACCTCTTTGAAGTGGTCATACTGCGCTGTCCAAGCCGAGGAAGCAGCAAGTAATGCCCCTGATTGTAAGGTTGTTCCTGCGGTAATATCATCAAGGTGCCAATAGATACCCCCCGTAGGAGAACCCATGCGTATCCAAGCCGTACCTACTTTAAGTAACTGCGCTCCACTTGTGCCATTCCATGTAAAGCGAACGCCAAACTTACGAGAGCCGTACATCTGTAAAGGACCAGGGGAATCACTCGTACAAGAGTTCATCGGCCAACCTTCCTTAAAGCCCCCGTCTATCCACATGAAGAAAGCTGTTGGTCCTGCATTATAGGTAGTGCTATCAATCCAATAGCCAGGGTTATTCGTTGACCAAGGTTGCCAAGTAACCCCACTATCAAAGGACTCGCATAGACGAGCACCATATTCCTTGTACGCTGCCACATGCGGCCAAGGAATATCTTCGCAGGAGAGGGCATTCATTGACCCCCAGTTAGACGAGTCACTGGTTTTTTGGAAGGTAACCCAGTATTGAGTATCCTTGGCTAAGGTACAGGTAAAACCGGTAATCTCCCACATATGGTCAATGTTTCCCGGTTGCGCACCGCTTACCGTTCCCCCGGTTAACACCGAACCGGGAGCGGTACCGCTCCCGTTGTCGGCATGAATGCGCACGGTATACGTTCCCCCATCCCCCGCATAGTAACCGGTTCCCGTACTACGGAACTGTACGTATAGCCGTGTGAGGTTTCCTGAGTGATTGGAGAAAAAGACAAGCCCTGCCCGTGTGTTGTTACTGCTTGACCAAGCCGTCCAATTTCCCCTATGCGTACCTTGCACAAGGTTGCCCTTCTTCCAAACCGTGCTACTTCCTCCCCCGGCTATCTCTGTTCCCGTTGCCGCTACTGTTGCCGTAGCCGTTAGCAGAACGTTACCATACTTGATACCACTCCCTGCGGTAAGTGCCAAAGAGGTCTCAAAGTCTGAGAAGTAGGCCCATGCTCCCGTATCGGGAACATTGCTCTTACAGACAACCTCAAAAATGGTATCTTCCAAGGCGTCTGCCATAACGGTAAGTCGCTGCCAACCGGTACCTCCGCTATGTACCGAGGAAGAGATAGTCAAGCCGTCCTTGCCGCGAATTACAATGGAAGGGGGATTGACAGTTTGGTTAGCATGTTTAGCGAAGACTGACACGGTAACCGTATTGCCAGCTTCTACCGCTACCTCGAATATCTTCTGCCCCATGCGATGACACTTCCACGCGGGAGGGACAAGGTAGTATTCCCCCGCAACGCTCGTTGCATCATCGTCTGGTAACTCCCATGCTCCAATACCTACCGTACCGTTCCCAAGAGGGCGAGACCTCCCCAGGCAGTCTACATCGGGAAGCCAGCTATTATCTCCTGTGCTACGTAACGAAGACGCGCAGGAGTACCAAGGTTCAAGTACCTTGCGCATGTCTGACCAGTCAAAGAATACAGCCCCTCCCTGAGTAACTGTCCCTACCTCGTATGTCCCCGCTCCCCGCTGAGCCGTGACACAGCTTGAATATAGGCAAAGCGCTCCTACATTAAGTGCGCTTGTTACCTCTCCATAGTAGCCATAGCGACAGGTAGACGCATAACAACTTGAGCACAATCCTCCGCTTGCTACCGAAGCGTAGAAACCGTAGAAGCAAGTAATAGCCGCACAGTTACGACAAGTACAGTCGTCAAAACCAAAGGTGACGGCGATAGCTGAACAGTTAAAGCAGGTAGCTCCCGAGAAACCGGTATCCCCTCCAAAGGCGATAGAGTTTTCGTGCGCTCCCGTGTTCCCGCCACAACTTGCCCCTGAGAGGATACACCGCTGTGTCGTTACCCCTCCGGTTACCGCGTTCTGCCCTCCTGAGACAAAGCAATCCCACAAGGTACAAACGCCATTGACACCGTTCTGCGCTGCCTGAATAGAGCACCGATATATCTCATTACCGATACCCCCTCCTGCTACCGTTTGGTCGGAAGAGCCGTCAATGGTCATATCATAGAATAAGTTATAGTTAAGTGCGTTGAGGTTGAGAGCAGCCCCCGCTTGTGCTTGCCAGGAAGCATTATACCGTGTAAGGTGGACAGTCCCAGGTCGGTCACTGACCAAGTAGCGGCAGGCAGGGTCTCCCATCCATCGAATCGGGGAAGATGACCCCCCGCTTGTGGCAATAACAAGTTGTTCACGATATACCCCAGGTCCGATGTATACGGTATCCCCCGCAGCGACAGTACTCGCAGCATGACCAAGTGTTAACCAAGGAGAGGCTTGACTGGTACCCGGGGTAGAGTCGCTACCTCGCTGAGAGGAGACATAGTAGGTTGCCATAGATACCCCCAAAGAAAACTGCCTACGAGAGGTAAATCTCATAGGCAGTATACCTTCGTTACGGCCATTAGTCAATCTTAGGCAAGAGTGACCGTCAAGTTACCGGAGAGAATCTTAAACTGGTCTCCCGTGTTGATAGTCTTAGAAGCGTCAAGCGCTCCATGATACAACAGGTTACCCAGGGTCAGAGCATCCCGAATACCGATATGGGTAATGGTTCCCCAGTTACCGGTTGCCACAGGGAAGGAAATGTCAGCC